TCACGTTTCATTTGCATCTTTTGGGCATACGCATTAACATACGTAGCAAGCTCCTGGTAACTCTCATCAATAAATGGTTGTATCTTCTGCTCACATACTTTATCCATGAATTGGATAATCTGTTGTACGTTTGATTCTTTCGGATGCACCTTATCAACAAGCTCACCAAGACGGAGATAAATCGAATCTGTGTCTGAGGCGATAACATAATCTTTTTCGGTCTTTAATAGTTTGTTCATGTAAGAATTGATTTTATTCTCAATCCACTTAATACTAAGTTGACCTGCAGAGGTAACACCAAGAGCTTGTCGTAAATCATAGAATCGGAAATACTTGGAACCTAAGGCACCGTATGCCGAATTCAGAGACACCTTCTTTGCTAGTTGTAGGTTATTATACCTAGCAATTCGTTTATCTAATTCATTCTTCTTTGTCTCATCAGTTTCAACTTCATAATCTTTCTTCGCCTGAATCATCATCTTTTTAAACTTCGAACGATCAATATACATTTCTTCCAACATCTTTGGTAAGAAACCTTGTTTGGTCGTACTGAAGAACTGGCCATTCGGTGTGATAGTATAACCACTCATCTTTGATAGGTCAACTGATTTAGTCAGCAGTTTATCAACGCTTACACCACGCATAATAATGTCACGCATATCTTGTGTGTAGTCTTCAGGCTCAATCAATGTCTCAGGTGAGATGTTGTATTGCATCATCAAGTGTGGGTACAAACTGTTCAAGTCAAATGAAGCAACACATTTATGCATACCTTTTTGTGGGTCTTTAACATAAGCACCCTCGAAAGCAGCATCTTTGTCCTTCATAACCTTTGGTGGCACGATGATATTACGGTTCAACAAGTAACCATATGTCATTGCATCCCACATTCTAGTTTGTGCAAATACATCATCATAGTTACACTTCGTATCATAGGCAAGAGTAAGTGCCAATTCTAACAACTTCAACTTGTCGTCTAGTTTTAGAATCAATGCTACGTCTTTAATATTATACTCAATGAACTTTTGGTAATTCAAACGATACAACTGGTGCAAGTTGTCATACTCATCATATGAAATCTTACTCTCACCAATCTCAACGTTCGCAATATTATCCAAACGATATGACTCTTGTGATTTACCACCTGGCGCATACCATCTGTACAATTCAATATAGTCAAGTGTCGCAACACCCAACAATTCATATGCAATGTTTTCACGACCCATGGCCATGACCTTGCGTTCAGAAATCATATTCCATGGTGACAACTTCTTTGTGTCATCTTCACCAAGGATACGGGATAGACGATTGACCAAATATGGAATATCAAAGAACTTAATATTCCAACCACTTATAACATCTGGACAATTATTTGACCAGTGGTTGATAAATGTTTTGCAAAGGTCATACTCATCACGGCATTTAATGTATGTAACGTTATCATCATTATTAATATATTCACCACAACCCATCACGATTGTTTTACCACCGACACGTGTAATACAAATGGCAGTGATTGGTTCATTGGCCTGATATGGATCAGGGAATCCATTTTCAGAACCAACCTCAATATCGATAACATCAATTGCAACATCTTCAAAGTCCCAATCGGTCATCTCTGGATGTTCATCAGCAATAAATGCATATTCGAATCTGGTTTGACCATAGATTTCAAAGTTTTGTACTTCATTGTACATCTTAACAAAATCACGTGCTTCACGGATAGATTCGAACTTCATAGGTTCAAGTGCTTCACCATTTAAGTTTTTAAACTTAGTTGGTTTATTAGACTTCAAAAACAAAGTCGGCGTGTAAGCAATTTTCATCTTAACACGCCGGCCGTTGTTTACACCTCTGTAGAAAATGTTGTTGCCAATAGAGGCAACATTTGTGTAATATTTTTTATTCATTCATACATTATATCAGAATTTTGGAATACTTGAGGCAATTTGAATGCCAGAACCAAATAACTTATTATACTCATTTTCCAATTCTACCATTGGAGTTGTAACGCAAAGAATGTCAGACATATCAAATGTGATGCCTGTTTTAAACTCTTGTGCATACTCCAAGAAAGGAGAGAATCCCATCATTGGACCATCTTTCGATGGTTGAACAATTACTTGTACAGTTTCTTTCACTGTAATTCTTTCATCATTCTCATAGACAACACTGGCAATGATTGTCTGATTTGTTTTAAAAGAAATTAACTTTACTGCCATTTCAAATCCTTGTTGAAGCTGGCACTACGGCCAAAGTTACCCAACGTTTTGGGTAAAGCATTTCACGACCATTAAACTCGGTCATGTTGAGTGTTGGGTCTTCAATAAGACCTACGACCTCTACCATATCATCGAATTCTCGCAAAAAGAAATCGTACTTATAGGCACGGGGAAGGCGATTAGCCTCAGCGAATTGTTTTGCGATTCTGTATGTTTCCATAATATCTCCGAAAGTTAATAATCAATTATAATCTATTTAAACGAACTTGTCAAGCGCAGGAGGCGTCCATCCTTCTGGTTTTAAAACTTTACCGTCTGGTCTTTTAATTACTTTGCCTGTTGCTGGGTCAATCTTTGCCAAGTTAGAACGAGCAACTTCTGCCCATGCGGCATCAACATCATACCCCTTCATTTTACAGAACCCTAAGATAACCCAAATCATATCCATACAGGCATCAAGTTGTTCTACCTCATCACATGCGTAGTAAGCTGAACGAAACTCACCAACTTCTTCATCAATTAAGGTTTTGTATAACTTAACATTTTTTGCGGATGCTTCTTGGTCACAAGCATCTATGAATTTACAAACATCATTATACATTCTGGCGACTCAATTCGGATTGGTATGCACGTTGTCTCAATTCAGTTGAACTGAAACGGTGATTGCGGGAGTTAAAGTACATATTGATATTGCGGTCAATACAGATTTGTTTACCTGTATATTGTTTATCTTTATATTCTTCACCAATGATTCTAACAGAAATTGGAAGAAACATCAATAAGTCTTCAAGGTCTTTTTCGGTACTATAGACAACAATCTCATCTACAAATTTTACCGCAGAAAGTTGTACGAATCGTTCTACAATAGATTGAACTGGTTTGTTCTTACCAGGTCTATCGGCAGTCGGATCATTTTGTAAACCAACAATCAAGTGGTCACATACAGACTTGGCTTCAGCAAGCATAAGAATATGTCCTGCATGAAGTAAATCAAAAGTTGAGCAGGTGAAACCAATTGGTCTGCCTGCCATATCATCTGGCACTACTAACATAATAAACTCCTTTAAATTATATATGCTGTTGAACAGCTACATTACACTTCTTTAGAAAATTAATACCGTCATCGTTGCGATAACTATTTCGGTAATACACACTATCAATACCAGACTGATATATTAGTTTGGCACAATCTAGACAAGGTGCATGAGTTACAAACAATGTTGCACCATCACTTGAGTTGGTACTACGTGCAATCTTTGCGAGTGCATTAGTCTCTGCATGTAGTACTTCTGGTTTGGTTTTAAGAATGTATGTTGCACCATTTCCATCTGTGCATTTAAAACGACCTGGTGAAAAATAATCTCTTACCTCACATTCATTGTTCCAACCAGAAGGCATGCCGTTATAACCGATGCCAATGATTGTATTATCTTTTACAACAACACAACCAACGTGCAGTCTTTTTGCTGAAGACAATTCAGCATAGACTTCAGCAGTCTTCATGTGTGCATCGATAAATTTCTTTTTCATAATATAGTAAGTGGGGCTTTCGCCCCACAGTTTTACTCAGTCAATAGAGTTGGTTTTGAGAACGCAAGTTGCTCACCAATCTCAATCTTCCTTGGTTTTTTATGGTCGGGAATTACATTTTCCAAACCAATCTTCAAAATGCCGTCTTTGAATTCGGCACCACGCACTTCCATAGTGTCAGTCAACCTAATAGTCTTAGTGAAAGAACGAGCAGCAATACCACGATAAACATAATTTGCGTCATCTTTGGTGTTCTTCTCACCACGAATCACTAGATTACCCTCATCAAGTTGAATGTCAATTTCATCTTTTGAAAATCCAGCAACAGCCATTTCAACGACATACTTGTTGTCTTCTACTTTGATGATGTTGTGTGGAGGGAAAGATGTTTGGACTGTTTGACCTTTGCCAACGAGTTTCTCCAACTCAGTAAACAATTGGTCAAATCCAACGTATGATGGATACAATGCTGAAATACTTGTCATAGTTTTCTCCTTTAATAAGCAAGTTTAAAAATAGATACCCCGAAGGCATATCATTAATCCAGCTTACCGACTACTGGGGTACCTTATCGTTGTACCGGCTTTAGACGCTCCTAAGGTAGTAGAGTCTTTACGTTCCCATCCCGATGGGAGTATTTTTATTTATCCAATTTTACAAAAGCTTCACCATTCACAAAGTATTTTCTTTGTGGATTTTCTGGTTTGTATACCTGGATAAATGTCATTGTACTGTCTTGTCTTTTTTCAAACAAATTACTGGTGTACACCACCTCACCAGTATAAATGTTTTTCAACTTATCAACTTTTTCTTTCACTTGTTTCATAATATATCTACTTATTGTGGTGTAATCTTCTTACCAATATTGTACTTTGGTACCAAATTCCATTCATCTTTCTCCTTGTGGGAGATGATTTTGATTTGGTGTAATGGTGCAATGTTATCACCCATTAATTCTGGATTAGAAACTTTCACCAAACCCCATTCTTCCAATAGTCTTGCAATTGCATTTCTTCTTTGAATATCATTCTCTGTAATGTCGGTTGGTTTACCATCCAACTGGAATAATTCTTTGAAGTGTACAATATAATATTTACCTTGTTTGTGGAGTATGTGACACGACTGATACAAAATCTTATCTTTACGTGAAGAAACACCGATTCTGGTTAATGTTTCACGTACTTTTAAAAAATCATCCTCTTGCTTTAACTTAACTTCAACAAAGTTTTTTAAATCTACCATATTATTTCCTCAATCCACCGATGCCGGTTTTTTCTTTTAATTTTTGGATTTGTTCATCAGTCAATAGGCGGAGTGCTTCAAGTGCTTTCGTATCAGAAAAACCATAGACGGTTTTAATGCATTGTATATCTTCACTTTTATCAGACTTAGCCCACTTTACGAACGGTCTTTTCTTAGACCTTATGGTATTTAGTAAAAAATCATTCTGCAGTTTCTTGTCAATGAATGACCTGCGGTTCATCTCATTCGCATATGATACACAATCAATATGGTAAGATAACGAACGATTTACCAGAAACGGAACGTATTCCGATTCGGTCACATCATCAACAATTAACTGTTTCTTTCCTTGTAGGATTTGGTTAACATAATCAAACGGACTCATATTACCATCCTTATTAATCCGATTGTGTCGATTGTGGTAAGTAAGAGGTAATTAGCCAACATACCAAAGGAACGCCTGTTGTAAGCGCACCAAGCGTATATAGAACAACCAATAATCCAGATTGGGTATAAAACCAAGAGAGGTGGTGTTGGAACGGTGATAGCCATAGTGATAGCACACCCAATACTAAGAGCCCAAGCAAGGACCTCAAGACAAAAACGAACTCTATTACTTTTGTAATCTTCTTTGATCCAGTCAAATGTTGGTTTGAAGAGGTCATTCATTTTCTCTCTCAATCTGCACGGCATAATAGTCAGTCAATTCTTTGTATGCTTTGAACACGGAATTAGGAACGATGCCGTCACCATACTGATGTGTAATTTGTTCGATTGCAGAACTAAGTTGACGAGACAATCTAATCTCTTCAGTTGTGCCAATAGGATGTACTTCAAAATCTTTACTCATTTAAACTCCACACTTACCATTAATTCTGTTAAACAGGCCACAGTATTAATCTCAGGGTCAGCAACGAATGCCTGCTTGTACTGATAGTCAGCAATGATAATTACTGCTTGAGGAATACTTTGTGGTTTCAGAACCTCATATAAACCATCATACAACTTACGATACAATGTTGCAGCATCAATCTCAGTGGTTGCAACCCATTTACGAATTGAACCAAAGTCTTTCTCTTTGATATACTTAACGATGTTTGAAATCTCAACGTCACCCATCTGCACAAGAATGCCAGAATCAATCTTACCAAACTGGGAATACCTCTGCATCTCATTAATGATACGGCGGAAATCTGGAAAGTGTTTCTTAACTAATTCAGCAATAACAGCGTCTTCATACTCAACTTTTTCACTTTGTAAAACCGACTGGATTCTCTTAAAGAATGAACCAGCCATCTTGGCCTTCTCACCATTCTTCAGACCAAACTCAATCACGGCACAACGAGAGTGCAATGGTTCAATGATGCGGTTCTTAAAGTTACAAGTAAAAATGAACGAACAGTTACCTGCAAACTCTTCAATCGCATTACGAAGAGCAGGCTGTGTAGAATTTGGATTTAGATAATCTGCCTCATCGATAATGATAACCTTGCGGCCACCTGATAGAGACATAGAAGAAGCATAGTTCTTAATCTTGGTACGAAACACATCGATACCAGATTCATCAGAACCGTTAATGACAATATAGTCACAACCAATCTCATTACACATGGCTTTGGCAACAGTTGTCTTACCGACACCTGCGCCGCCACTCAATAACAAGTTGGGAATGTTTTTTTGATTTACGTATTCCTGAAACGGTGTTTTCAACCGTTCAGGTAAAATACATTCTTCAATAGTTTTAGGACGATACTTCTCTGTCCATAATAAATGATCCATGATTCACAACTTTCATAATATAAAAATAAATTATAACACGACCCGAAGGCCGTGTCAAGTCAAATTAGAATGGTATATATTCCGATTCACCACTTTTCACATCTTGCGGTAAGAAACCTTCAATGTGCCATGGGAATTTACCATTCTTTTCATAATAATCAAACACCTTAAGTAGAGAATCTTCCAGGTTTTGGAATGTTTCAATCATCTTATTACGGCGTTCAACTACACCATACTTTTCAGTAGGTGATTTTGTGTGTAAAGTAAAATACGATTCGTTGCCTGATTCACCAAATTTCTTAATGGCGTTCATCATCATCTCATATTCATATCCTTCCAATACAGACCAACCATTCATTTGTAAATTGTGGTCATAGTTGCCAGAAACAACATATTTGGTTGTCTTTGAAATGAAATCATTTACATCAGTTGCAGTATAAGTTACCACATCTTGAGCAACAGCACATCCAGTATTTTTTAATTTGCGAACAACATCTCTAACGATTTTAGATTTGGTTTGGCCATGCATATAAGTGCATACTTCATTCACATAATCAACAATACTCTGTTCTTCTGGAAGAACCAATTTTGATTTGTGTTCAATCAAACGAACAATAACATTGACTACATCATCTTCTGTTGAAGCTAAATTAGGTGCAAAGTTGTTTTCTTTTAATTGAAAGGTGCGAATTGCATCTTCATAACCATAAGAAGAACCAAATGGAATTTCATATACATCGAAAATCCATTCATCAAATCCTAAATTACGCAAGGCCTCAAATCTGTGATTACCAGTTACCAATTCATACTTGGTAATTTCACCATTCTCATTTCTTGATTTGATGCGAACCGTAAGTGGCATCTGTGAATAATCAATGCCTTGTTTGAAGGATTGTTCCAATCTTTGAATGTGCATTACGTTTTTACCTTTAGAGCGGACAGAATTGTCACTCTTAATTGGTGCAACATAGATTTCAGAAAGTTTAATTTTGATTCGATTTACGAATTTAGTTCCGGGTGAATTAATTTTTCCAAAAGTGCAAAGCTCAGGATCAATATTTTTATAGTTAAAGTTTGGGTTTGTCATATGTTTTCTCCATAAATTTAAAACTGGTAGGTAGAAAAATCTTCTAACAAACTACCAAGTTTTGGTTACGAGGGAAGGTCCTCACATTTATATATGCTTATTCTTTAGAAAACTTTGAACCGGCTTCGGTAGTAATCCAATATTGCAAATCTTTGCCCTTATTACGTAGGTGTGAAATACCTTTAGAAGAAATATTCACATCATAAGTTCCAGGCATAACCTTACTAATGTTTTCTGTACGGAAAATCATTTTGTATTTCGTACCATTGCCTTCACCAAGTTCAAGGCAATCAGTATGCGCTGCATCATTGGTTGTATCTAGTGTAATCAAATTGATTTTGGTACCATCAGATTCAACGGCAATTTGCGGTGACGACAATACGTTAGCTGCACGTAGTACCCAATCCAAATCTTCAGCAGTCAAGGTGAAAGTAATCTCAGGGTTTGGTACCTGCAATTCTTTCTCTGGTGCTGTAACAATCATAGTAGGGTCACAGAAACGATACTTAATTTTAGAACGACCTTTGTTGCCAACAATCACAACATGTTTGTCATCAAACTCAAACGTGGTATCGTCTTTGTGCAACGATACAACAGATAAGAAATTGTTAAGGTCATAGACACCAAAGTCAGCAGGAACATCTTCAGTGATGTTGACCTGTGCTAGGATGTTTTTGTGTGAAGACATGGTCTTCAATGTATTACCTTTGCGAAAGTAAATACCTTGGTTAATTGCACCGAAGTTTTTCAGTACGTTCAGTGTGTCATTCGATAGTTTCATAATATACTCCAAAAAATTAATTATATATGGTTTACTTGTCTTTGTCAAGCGAATATTTAATGTCATGCTCATATAAAAACATGAGACAACACATTGCATGAGCCAAGTGATGTATGCCAGATTCGGGGTCAAGTTGCTCACCTTGTTTCCATGCCCAAAGATGCCGTTGTAATGCATCAAAATACCTGCGTTTAGATTCAGGTACCTTTTGCCAATTATCACGTTCATACTTTTGAGCACCAAAGGTGAGAACTTTAACCGTCTCCTCTAGCGCAAGAGGTGGCAACAAACCATATTCTAGTTTGCCACCATCAAACTTACGACCAGTAGCCATT